ATGGGAATTCCTTTGTATTTGTATTTAGTGAAAAAGGATTTGTTTTTCATGTTATTGATTGGTGAAACCGTTGATAAGGCAAAAAAACTGATTTCAGATATTCAAGCTCAATTACAGCATAATCCAAGATTAATCAATGATTATGGTAAACGCTTTAAATATGGAGATTGGGCTGAAGGTGATTTTAGTACAATAGATGGTGTTCGTTTTGTTTCTCGTGGTTTTCGTCAGTCTGTACGTGGACTTCGTGAAGGTGCACAACGTCCAGATTATATTGTGGTTGATGACGTTGATACAAAGAAACTATGTAACAACGAGAAATTATCAAGACGTGCTTATGAATGGGTATGGGAAGATTTACAAGGTACTTTTGATGAAGGTGCAAAGCGTAAACGTTTTGTTGTAGCCAACAACAACTTTCACAAGAACACAATTATCAACCAATTAAAACAAGAGTTTAACCGTATTAATGAAAAAGCAAAACAAGCTGGTCGAAAGGTTAAACATTTTGTATTAACAGTTGCAGCTGTAAAATCATTAGTAACATTTGAGCCGAATTGGAAAGAAAAAACATCAGCAGAATATTGGCGACAAAAATATGATAATACACCGTATCGCTCATTTATGCGAGAGTATATGCACAAACATATACAGGACGGAGAGATTTTCAAACCCGAATTTATCCAATATAAGAAAAGACTTCGGTTCGATCAATACGATGCGCTTTGTTTTTATGGCGATTTATCCTACAAAGACGCAGGAGATTACAAAGGAATGGGATTAATTGGGCGAAAAGACAAAGAGTATCATTTAATATTCTGTTTTCTTAGACAATCTACTCGTAAAGCAGTTGCAGAATGGCTTTATGATTTATATGAGAAACATAATCTTTCAAAATACAACATCAAATATTTGATTGAAGGACTTTTCGCAATGGATGAGTTTGTTAACGATTTTGACTTAGTTGGAGAGGAACGAGGTTACTACATTCCTGTAGTTGCTGATAAGAAATCAAAGATTAATAAATATGACCGTATCGAATCGATGGCTGGTTTCTTCGAAAGACTAAATGTATTCTTTAACGAAGAATTTAAAGAGTCCAACGATTACGCTACAATGGAAGATCAATTGTACGCATTCGAAAAAGGTAGTACAGCAAATGATGACGGACCCGATTTTTTACAATCAGGAATGGCAGAAGTTAATAAAGCATCATTTATTGAAAAATTCAAGGCTCGTACTGTTTCAAGAAAAAAGATAAACCAACGCAAAAAAAACAAATTTTAAAATGAGTTTTATTAATGAAGATGATTACAGCGTTTTAATTCGCAAAGAAATCAAAGGAATATTAGTTGAAAATTATTCTGATACCAAATTAGCTGGTGCAGAACAAATGGCGATTGATCAAATCAAAAATTACATCAATGGTTTTTATGATACTGTAAAAATCTTTTCAGCGCAAGGAACAGAAAGAAATTCATTTATTGTAATGATAACGATTGATTGTGCTTTGTATCATTTGTACACAAGTTTAGCTCCTAATAAAATTCCTCAACATCGTTCAGACCGTTATGCTGATGCATTGGAATGGTTAAAATCTATATCAAAAGGAGAAGCAAGTGCAGATTTACCAAAAATTGTTGATGAAGAAACAGGCAAGGCTAAATCAAGCATTCGTATTGTGAGCAGATACAAACGACAAAATCATAAGTATTAATAATTGTTTAAACTATGTTTAAACTCTCTTTTAAGCCATTCTAAAAACTTTAACGATGAAATTATTTAATAATTTATTTAAAGCGTCAAAAACGCCTAAAAATATAGCTTCAACAATTCCACGAAATAGAAGTGGAAAAAACCAAAATATTGATCGTGTAATCGACCAAATTGCAAAATCTTTCAAAGATATATCTCGTAAGGATATTGATAAATGGAGACAGTCGTTAATGCTTGTAAGTTTACATGAACATCCAAGATATAATACTTATGCAGATTTGATTGATGATTTAGGTATTGACGCTACTTTGAAAGCACAAGAACAATTGCGCTACTCTGCAACTTTAAGTACAGGTTATCAAATCAGAAATAAACGAACAGGAGAAATAAACGAACAAGCGACTGAATTATTTCAACAAAAATGGTTTTTTGATTATCTGACTTTATACACAACCGCAATTGTAAGAGGTGCAAAAGTTATCGAGTTTCAAAATTTTGATGGACATAAAATTGAATTTAGAGAAATTCCAAAACGAAATACAGCAACTAATTATAAACGTATTTATCCTGATCTTAATTCTCAAACTTTTATAGACTACACAGACCCAATGCATAAAAATTGGGTTTTACAATTGGGTGATGATGATTTAGGATTGATTAATAATATAATTCCGAACATAATTTGGAAAAGAAATGTTGCACAATCATGGGCTGAGTTTTGCGAAAAATTTGGAATGCCATTAGTGTCTGCAACAACTAATCGAAGTGATAACGAGCATTTAGATAAAGTTGAAGAACAATTATTGGCATTAGCGGAAGCAAGTATCGGAGTTTTTCCAGAAGGTACAACCATCAAATTTGATGAAGCCAATAGAACCGATGCTTACAATGTTTATTCGAAATTCATTGAACAAAACAGTAATGAGATTTCTGCTGTAATTGTTGGATCAAATACATTAACAGCAAATGCAGCAAATCGTTCACAAACAGAAGTACATGAGAGAAGTTTAGATTTTAAAATTTCACAAGCTGATAGACGTGATATTTCATTCAATGTAAATGATGAGTTAATTCCATTATTAATTGCACAGGGATATTCTGAATTATCTAACGATGACGTTTTAGAATGGATAGAATCGAAAGAGGAAATAGACTTGCAACAATATTGGAATATTGTACAAGGAATTTTACAAGATCACGAAGTAGACCCTGAATGGCTATCTACAACTTTCAATGTGCCAATTATAGGCAAAAAAAAACGCCAAATCATCACTAATCAAAATAATCAACAAGATGAAGAAAACAACAATCCCAAGCAAAAGAATACAGGTAAAGCCATTGCAAGTTGGAAACGTCCCGACTATTCATAATTGTTGTGGAACTCATCCTGTAGCGAATGGCGATGAACCTTCGTTTTTGGATAGACTGAACGAAGAGCTTGCAAAACAAACTTATAACGATGAGGATAGTTTAGGCACACAAGGGCGATTGATTGCAAAAGAAGGCTTGCATTTGGTTGATGGTTTAAAACAAGGTTACGGTGTAACAACAGGTTGGAACACACCCGATACATTAGCTTATCAGATGATGGAATTTAACCTATTTGAATTTGCAGAAAGTAAAACCGAGGCTCGTTTAGCTGCAATGACAGATTTGTTAATTGATAAAGAAAAATTGCAAATCAGATCATTTGAGGATTTCAAAAAATTAGCTTTAAAAGAAACATCCGAATTTAACGAAGAATGGTTATTAGCTGAATATAATCTTTCTATTTCGGTGGGACAAAACGCAGCTGCATATAATAGATTTATGTCAGAAATAGATGATTTTCCTTTTGTACAATATCAGACTGTTGGAGATTCAAGAGTTAGAAGTCAACATCAAAAATTAGAAGGGTTAGTTTTTAATTTAAGTGATAAAAAAGCAATGAAACTTTTTCCACCGAATGGTTACGGTTGTCGTTGTGAAATGATTCAATTGCCAAGTAAACCAGATCATGTGACATCAGGAAATGAAGCTGTAGAAAAAATGATGCGTTCAGATGGTAAATGGAAGGATTCTCAATTCGCTATAAATAGAGGTGATTTAAAACAAGTTTTTACAAATGAACAATTTTATGCAGACACCAAAGGAATGTCAAAAAAAATCAATGATATGTCTTTTGATAAATATCACTTAGAAGCTTATGATAAGTTTAAAAAAGATTTAAAACCAATTAAACTGGACAAATCAATTACAGAAGATAATGTAAGTGAATTATTCAAAGTAACAGGAAAAACTAAAGGAAATAAAAATTTCATGGGGTTTGAAGATTATTTTGAACGAAAATTAATTCTTCCTGAAGAAGTGTTTAAAAGACATACTAAAGGACATTATATCAAAGAAGAACGTCATCAATTAGTTCCTCATATTAAAAATATAATTTCTAAACCTGATGAAGTTTGGTTAAGTAGAGAAAATAACAAAAAAAATCAAACCTTAAGATACATTAAGTTTTATAAGAATAAAACAATTGTTGTTTTATGTGAAATGAATAATACAAATCTTGAAATAAAAACATGGTTTGAAATGAAAGAGGAAAAAACTACAAGAAGCGGATTATTAATAAAAGAAAAAGGTTAAACCCCAACGGTGAAGACTTTGCAAGCAGTGAGCCTATCGGGTTTAACCTTTTTTTGATACAAATATACAAAATAAATTAATATGGCAGGTAGAAGTAAATTAGAA